CTAAGGCCGCTGGATGCATGGAAACTTGTTTGCAGTCTGCAGGCCGGGGAATATTTAAGAATGTACAGGCCGCTCGCAAATCTAAGGCCGACTGGTTCCGGTGCGATAAAGACGGGTTTTTGGATCAACTTCGAAAGGATCTACATGCGCTTGAGCGTAAGGGTAAACGTGAAGGCCTTCAGCCTGTAGTGCGTCTTAATGTGTTATCAGATATCGCATGGGAAGCTTATGGAATCCCCCAGGCATTCCCGGACATTCGGTTCTATGATTACACTAAACGCCAAGGCCGCATCGGTTCCAAGTTTATGCCCGATAACTACCATTTGACGTTTAGCTATTCCAATCAACCGGGATATTCCAATCAAGTGATTCGGGCATTGCATAAAGGCGCAAATATCGCTGTGGTTTTCTCGAATGGTTTACCTGCCAAGTTTCTAGGCCGCCCGGTAGTTGATGGTGATTTGCACGATATCCGCATTGACGACCCATCGGGAATCATTATCGGCCTACGTGCTAAAGGTAAAGCGAAGAAACAGCCGAATAATTTTGTCGTTCCGAATCCAGAGGTCATCGCCTCATGCTAGAACTCATTGAAATCGGCCTAGCTATCGGTCTTTTATGTTACGTAGTTTTCGAACTATAACGGCCTACTCAATTCCCTCAATTCAGCCCGGTTTATTCCGGGCTTTTTTTTTGCCTGCAGTGTATGTATCGCATCCCTCAAAAGCATTAAGCAGCATATGCCTGTAACGCATTCTAAGCGCCTACAAGCGATTCAGCCGGTAAAGTAATACCCTAGTCTATGCCAGCATGTTGCAGGCTGTTACAGGCCTTTACAATCGGTCGTAGTGCTACAGGCTTTTCAGGCTGTTTTAGACTTCAAAGGATCCTTGACAGTCTCACACACTTCGTCATCTTGACAGCCTGCACCGGCGCAAAAACAGCGCCACAGCCTGCCCAGCCTGCACAGTAAACCGGCGCTTTACAGCCTGCACAGCCTGCACCATTATAGTGCGACAGCCTGCACCGTTCTGGTGCGTCTGCACCGCTTTGGTGCGTCACTGCCCTACCCTGCTTTAAAGGCCCGGGGAGGGGCTACAGGACTTTAATATTATTATAGTACCTACACAGACTTGCAAGAGGGCAAAATAGAACATATATGCTATAAAAAAAGCTATTTTTACCACTTTTATGTGATATATCAAGCCTTTGATAACGTTACAGATCTTGCACTGTCGCTGTCTATGCAACTTTCATGCCAAATTGGTTGACTTTGTACTGTTTTTATGTTAGACTAATCAGCCTATGGATAAAACTAGGTAGTTCCATGAACGAGATTGTAAAAAGAAAGCCGGGTAGACCTAAGAAGGGCGAAGTTGTTGCTAAAAAAGAAGGCAACAGAGGCGCTAGAGGTAGACCGCCCGGTGATGCCGCTATAATTAACGAATACAAAGCCAGAATGTTAGCATCTCCTAAGTCTGGTAAAGTGATGGATGCGATATTTAATGCGGCGTTGGATGATGAGCATAAAAATCAAGCGGCGGCTTGGAAGCTATTGATGGATAGAATGTTGCCTGTGAGCTATTTTGAGAAAGATAAGATGTCACAGGGTAAGAATAGCGTAAGTATTACGATTACAGGTGTTGGTGCATCTGTACAGAAAGATGAAGACATTATTGATGTGGAGCCTATAGACGATGACAGCACTCTCTGAAGACCTATTTGTACAGATTAAAGAAGACCTCACCAGACATGAAGGCTGTAAAACTACGGTGTATTTATGTACTGAATCTATCCCTACCGCTGGCATAGGTCATGCGCTGTTCGGCCTTGAAGAGATGGCTGTTGGTGATGAAGTGAGTATGGAACAGGTGTTAGAGTGGTTTAAGGAAGATTGTGACACGGCTGTTAAAGACTGCTGTGCTATCTTCCTCAACTTTGCATCTTTACCAGATCAAGTAAAACGAGTGTTAGTTAATATGGCTTTTAACATTGGTAGGCCTAGGCTATCGAAGTTTAAGAATATGATTACTGCTGTTAATGAGGGTAACTGGGTCAAAGCCGCTGATGAGATGGTAGACTCACGTTGGTATAATCAGGTTGGTAATCGTTCTGTTGAGCTAGAAAACTGGATGCGTAACGTTTGAGTACAGAACTCAAAGTAGAGCTACTACCTTGGCAACAAGAGGTCTTTGACAGTGAAGTACGTTTTAAGATTGTTGCGGCTGGACGAAGAACTGGTAAAAGCCGACTAGCGGCATGGATGTTAATCATCAATGCATTGCAGACTGATAGAGGTCATGTGTTCTATGTGGCTCCTACACAGGGGCAGGCACGTGACATTATGTGGAACACATTGTTAGAGCTAGGCAATCCTGTTGTCACAAGCAGTCATGTCAACAACATGCAAATTAAGCTCATCAACGGTGCGACAATATCGTTGAAGGGCGCTGACAGACCAGAGACAATGCGTGGTGTATCGCTGAAGTTTTTGGTGTTAGATGAATATGCAGACATGAAGCCCTCTGTATGGGAAACCGTACTGAGGCCTGCACTGGCTGACCAAAAAGGCTCTGCGATGTTTATTGGAACACCGTTGGGACGTAACCACTTCTATGAGCTTTACAAGTATGGTGAGCTTGCAGATGACCCTACGTACCAAGCATGGCACTTTACCAGTTATGACAATCCTCTACTAGACCCAGAGGAAATCGACATTGCTAAGAAAAGTATGTCGAGCTATGCATTCCGACAGGAGTTTATGGCGAGCTTTGAAGCGTTAGGGTCTGAGATTTTTAAAGAAGACTGGATTAAGTTTTTAGACGAAGCGCCTGATGAAGGGGACTACTACATTGCTGTTGACCTTGCGGGTTTTGCTGATGTGGCTGGTAAAGCGACAGGAAAGAGTGCTAAGTTGGATAAGACAGCCATTGCAATTGTTAAGGCAAATACAGAGGGCTGGTACGTTGCTAACATTATCTATGGGCGTTGGGACATCAAGAAAACAGCCCGTAAGATATTTGAAGCTGTACGTGAATATCAGCCTGTGGCGGTGGGTATTGAAAAAGGTGCGTTAAGGAATGCGGTGTTGCCGTATTTAACAGACCTAATGAAAAGTGGACAACGATTCTTTAGAGTGGAAGAGTTGACACATGGTAATAAGAAAAAGACAGATCGTGTCGTATGGGCGTTACAGGGGCGCTTTGAACACGGGAGTATACATCTAGCTGAAGGAGAATGGAATACAGAGTTCTTAGATGAACTGTTTCAGTTTCCTAACCCGTTAGTGCATGATGACTTAGTGGATGCACTATCGTATATTGATCAGCTTGCTAAAGTGAGCTATTACGTTGACTTTGAGGAAGAAGACTTTGAATTTGTTGATCCAATCGCAGGGTATTAAATATGGATTATGAGAATCGTTCGTTAATGTTAGCTGGTTTAGAAAACTGGGTGATGGGTAAGTGTGATCAGTGGCGTGATCATTACGAAGCAAACTATGAATCTAAGTTTGACGAGTATTACAGGCTCTGGCGTGGCATCTGGGATCCCTCAGATAAGATGCGAGAAAGCGAACGTTCACGGCTAATCAGCCCTGCCCTACAGCAAGCTGTTGAATCTGCTGTTGCTGAAGTAGAGGAAGCTACGTTTGGACGAGGCGTGTGGTTTGATATTAAAGATGACTTAGCTGACCAAAACCCTGTAGACGTACAACAGCTCCGCAATCAGCTCTCTGAAGACTTTCAAAAGACACAGGTGCGTAAAGCCGTTGCTGAATGCATCCTCAACTCTGCCATATTTGGTACAGGCATTGGTGAGATTGTACTGACAGAAAAGAAAGAAATGCGTCCAGCAACACAGCCTGTCTTAGACGGAGCTATGGCGGCCTTTGGTGTGCTAGAGACAGATCGGTATGTAGTTAAGCTACGCCCTATCCTGCCACAGAACTTCTTGATTGACCCTGTTGCTACAAGCATTGATGAAGCACTGGGTGTAGCGATTGATGAGTTTGTACCACGCCATCTGGTAGAGGAAGGTATTGAAGCTGGTATCTACCGTAACGTATCTGTAGAGAATACATACACAGACGTTGACCTTGAGCCAGACAAGCAATTGGTGATGTATGACGAAGACAAGATACGCCTAACAAAATACTATGGACTAATCCCTTCAGACTTGTATATTGAAGCCATCTCTGAAGGATTGTCTACAGAAGAGATTGAAGATTTAGACAGCCCCACAACAGAATACGTTGAAGCAATTGTTGTTTTAGCTAATGGTGGTACGCTGTTAAAGGTGGAAGAAAACCCGTACATGATGCAGGACAGACCTGTTGTCGCATTCCCTTGGGATGTTGTACCGGGACGTTTCTGGGGCCGTGGGATCTGTGAGAAGGGCTACAACGCACAGAAAGCACTAGACACTGAACTGAGAGCTAGAATTGACGCACTTGCCCTCACTGTACACCCTATGCTTGCTGTTGATGCTTCACGCCTTCCTCGTGGAGCAAAAATGGAAATTAGACCCGGCAAGACCATCCTTACGAACGGTAATCCAGCAGAGATCTTACAGCCCTTCAAGTTTGGGGCATTGGACGGCAACACCTTTAATCAAGCCGCTTCTTTACAGCAGATGGTACAGATGGCAACAGGAGCTATTGATGCCGCAGGTATTCCCGGATCTATCAATGGGGACAGCACAGCGGCAGGAATAAGTATGTCGTTAGGCGCTATCATCAAGCGTCACAAACGTACCCTAATTAATTTCCAAGAAGCGTTCTTGTTGCCTTTTGTAGAAAAAGCGGCATATAGGTATATGCAGTTTGATCCTGAACTCTACCCTGTACAGGACTACAAGTTTGTTGCATCAAGCTCTTTGGGCATCATTGCTCGTGAGTATGAGGTGACACAGCTTGTACAGCTCTTACAGACAATGTCTCCTGATAGCCCAATGTATCCGTTGTTGATTGAGTCGATTGTAGATAATATGAATTTGTCTAATCGTGAAGCAATCATCCAAGGCCTACGTCAGGCTAACGAGCCAAACCCTGAAGAGCAACAAATGGCTCAGCAAGCCCAGCAGATGCAAATGGCTTCACAGCAAGCTCAGCTAGACCTGTATAACGCTCAAGCAACAGAAGCTATGGCAAGAGCTAGAAAGACATCTGTAGACACCAACTTTACAGCCTATGAAGCTGAAACAGATAGGCTGAAGGTGTTAGTCACCAACCTTGAACCCGGTGACGAGGATGAGAAAGAGTTTCAACGGAGAGTGAAGATGGCAGAGTTGCTGTTAAAGGAACGAGCTATCGCTTCTGATGAAAAAATCGTAGACAAGCAAATGAGGGAAAATAATCAATGATTACCCAAGCAGAACTAAACATGGTGTTGGTAGAAATCAACAAAATCTTAGAGAAGATAAACAAGCGTTTAGATGCTCTAGAAAAGACTACAGCAAAACCTGTTGCAGTGACAAAGACTACAACACGTAAAGCATCTTGACTTTTGGCACGATTTGTGCTAGAATATTCTGTATAGACAACGCACCATAAAGGAGAATGTGTTGACCAAAGACGATGAGAAGTATTACGAACAATACTTTGATCTGTTTGTAACACCGGGCTGGAAACAGCTTTTAACAGATCTAAAAGAAAGCTTAAACTCTTACCGAATAGAGGATATTAAAGATGAAGCCTCTTTGAATCTGGTAAAGGGTGAAAGAACAGTTCTTCATAGACTCTTAAATTTTGAAGCCTCTATGAAGGAAACATATGACATGATTTTGGAGTCTGAAAATGCTGAAACGCTTTGACTTCAAATGCACAGAATGTAATCACATTGAAGAACAGTGGGTAGACTCTGAGGACAAACTAACCACTTGTTATGAATGTGGACATACCGCCGTGAGGATAATCTCTCCGATCCGAACACATTACAAAGGCACGGGCTGGCCCGATGCTGATGAAAAGTGGGCTAAGGATCATGAAAGAGCCGCACGTAACTAAACACTTCCATAATGCTTTTTAAGCACGGGGTACAATATGGCAACATTAATCGAGCGTCCTGAAGACGACAACGAAGACTATGCAACTCTTGAAACACCTGAAGAGGTGATTGAAGAACAGCCTGAACAGCCTCCAAGTGAGATACCTGAACAGGCAGAAGAGATTCCAGAGAAATACCAGAACAAGTCTGTTAAAGAAATTGTTCAAATGCATCAAGAAGCTGAAAAGCTTGTTGGGCGACAAAGCTCTGAAGTTGGTGAGTTGCGTAAAATTGTTGACGACTTTGTTAAGACACAACTTGAAACAAAACAACAAAGCCCACAAGCACAGCAAGTAGAAGAAGAGATTGATTTTTTCTACGATCCTGAGCAAGCCGTTAAAAAGGTGATTGATAATCACCCGAAGATTAGAGAAGCTGAAGAATACACCAGACAAGCGAAGCAAGCCTCAGTCGTTGGTAAGATTGAGCAGAAACACCCAGACTTCAAGGACATCGTTAATGATGCCGCCTTTGCAGAATGGGTAAAAGCCTCAAA